AATCCGCGATCTGTAGTGTTAAGGGCCTCGTCTCCCTGCATTTGAAATACAACATTCGGGTCGTCAATCACATAAGCCATCGCATCAGTTGCCGTTGTAGACGCAGGCCACTGCGTGTTAAACGTCTTCTGATTTGTTGTGCTTGGTGTGTAGGCGCAACCCACGAAAATTCCAGCCGAATTCAACGCAGTAGTACCAGTGTCTTTAACAATAGTACCATCTGTGTGAACCGTTACGAAATCACCGTTAAAAATCGCGGTGCTATAACCACTGGCTATCGGTAAATGCCTCACTTTGCCCGTCCACGAGCCGGAAGCACTTAACGATCCAATCGGCCTTGCACCATATGGTGAAGCTGAAGCGGCCATGATTAGTTGTGTCCTATAAGTTTAGTTGGCATTAGCGGCTTCCGCCCCCAAATGCCACACGGGTTTTACGATCTGGCGCAAGAACCGGCATCCGTGGATCGTTCTCACGCATATAGTTGTTGTCAACGGCTTGCATCTGAGATTCAGCATGAGTCCTGTAATACTCCTGCCTCTTCGCCACCTGTTCTTCTGGTGCTTTGCAGAGCAGTAGTCCACCGACTTCAATACCACCCTTCTGTGCCCATTCCGACTTATGATCGCTCATAATTTGAAGTTCCGGGTGATCTTCGGCACGAACTGGCTCCCAGCCTTCACGAAAACGCTTTGACACGTTCATGTTATCTAGAGTGCCTATCATTGATGTTCGTATCCATCTGAATACCCATCCGTCCTGCGGTTCTGGATCTGGAAGTATAGATGCGGGTTCCCAATTGGTGTCCCGTGCCTCGTTTTCACGAGTTTCGAGATTTCTTGGTTCCCGTGGAGCGCGTTCGTCAGCCATCAGGCCATCTCCTTGATAAGCTGTGATGCATACTGTTGTGGCGTTAGTCCCAAGCGTTTCGCGAGTGCCACTTGGGTCGAAGTCAATGTGACTTTGCGTGGTGCTACACCATTGTTTCTCGTAGCTGGTGCAACCACGGGACTCGCCCTGCGGCGAGGTGCGGCCTCAACGACAACCTGCCCCGAAGAGCTTGTGCCGCTAGTACCGAAGTAGTCAGGAAATATCTCCTGCATACGTTGATCGATTAATTCATAGTACTCTGTTGATTCTGGGTCAACACCTTCATCACGAACTAATCTTTCATGCACACCATATGCAAAACTTGTCATCTCCTTATCATCACCAAACCAAGGGTTGTTTTGTTGCCATTCCATAGCCGCTGGATCAGGGTCAGGCATTGCCGGCTGGGATACTGGCTGTTGCTGTGCTTGCTGACGTTGTTCAGCCAACACCTGCTGTTTCCAATTCTCTATAATCTTCTCTGATACCGCAGGAGCAGAAGCCTGCGCTAACTGAGCGTTAGTGAGTGCTTTCTGTGCCGCCGCAATCTGGTCTGATTCCCCAGATTCATGTGCCTTTTTAAAATTAGCTTCGGCAATGGCGAGAGCGGCCTCCGCTCCATACTTACTATGGTCGGTTAAAGCCTTTTGGGAGTCTTGAACAAGCCTAAGAAGCCTTTGGTTCTCAACTTGGAGGTTCTGCGTATAATTTACAGCCTCATTAGCAAGCCTATCCGACGCTTCCTTTGCCCTTCTTTCCTCATGGTACTCCCATTTCAGCTTTTTAATGCGTTTTTGGGCACGTTGTCCGTATCTAGCGATCTCTGCGTCGGTTGCTATGTCATCATCAGCCGATTCAGCCTTAGCTGGAAAGCGTTGGTCCTCCTCTGGACGGTCATCGACTACCGCAACATCAATTTCTTCGGCTTGAGCGGACGCAGATGTGTCTTCTGGAGGCTCTATAGTGGTTTTAACACCTAAAAACTTGTCTTCTTCGCTCATTCTTCCGGTTTCTTCAGCCATTTTAAGCCCTTTCCACGCCTCTGGGGTCTTCTACGACCGCCTCTACAGTGTCATCGTTAATTAAACGGAATTCTTTACCGTGAATTTTGATTCTTGTACCGCTGAATGCCCGAAAAACCACCCAATCACCAACTTGACAATACGGTCCATTCGGAAATCTCTGATAATTAACGTAGGCGTCCGGTCCCATAGACATTACCCAGCCTACAATGGTCCCAATGGACTCTTCGTGCTGGGATTGGGCTGACTTTATGATGCCGCCTTCGGTAGCCTCTTCTATGTCAGGCAGGGCGATCAGCAGTTTGTAGCCCTTTGGCTCCGGTAACTGTGATGCAAAGTTTTTTGGTTCTTCTTCAGGAACAGTCTCTTGTTCCACAACTTCTGTTGCGAGCGTAGCCACTAAGACCTCTCGTTAAATTGTTGCGCTGTAACAGCGATTTAGAAATCCTTCAGTTTGTCCTCTAGATCAATGATCTCACGTTCTGTCCAAGCTAGTCCTTCTATAATACCACACATCTTGCGGTATTCTTCAATATCTTTTGCAGATCCCAAAGCTAAATGGTCTGCCACATCGTTCATTTGTCCCCTGATTTTCTTTTTGAGCAACGTCAAGACGTTATCACTCACTATCAGCGTCCTTTGCTATATCTCTGCCCAGCTTAATCCCCTCTAACTCCTGAGAAGCGGCAAACTTTCTATCATCTGAATCAGTTTTGATAGCCAACTCCTGCTCTTCCAGTGCCAACTTCTGTTGTTCTAACTGAAGCTCTGCCTCATCCAACTGCTGTTCAGTAACCATCTTCTCTTCAAGCAACGCGAGCTTCTGCTGGTCGAGTTGCTGTTTCGCGGCCAGCTTCTGCTGTTCCAACTGCTGTTTTCCGGCATCGGCTTGCTGTTTGCGCTGGACTTCCTGTTCCTGTATACCAAGCTCGCGCTCGCGCTGTTGGATGATAGGATCTTGCTGTTGCTGTGCTTGCTGTGCGGCCTGCGCCTGTTGCTGTTTCTTCCCTGTCATCTGATCGGCGGCGTCGGCCACAAGTTTGCTGAGTCTCTTCTCGACATCTTCTGGTAGCGGCTGATCCATCGGCGGTAGTTCCACGCCAAGCTCTTCTTCGATCTGCTTGCGGAAAATAAACGCTAAATGTTCCCGTACATGAGAATCAAGCGCACCAGAGATTGCCTGCCCCTGCGGACTATTCTGCATCTCCTGACCAATCTGCGGATCATTCTTAATTGCCATGTGAACACGCATATGAGCGTCATGGTCCTGATACTCGTATGCCTTAACCGGAGACTGCGTCAGTATATCCTGATTTTCAGTGACTGGATCTTTAGGAGGTGCTTCGTCTGTTTGAGGCACAACCTTGTCTGCATTTGGTATTCCAATCAATTCCATCATCTGCCTGTGCAGAAGCGGAAGATCGTACATATTCGGAGCCTGCTGTGCTAATTGCAGGGCGGCTTGGTATTGCATGATCCGTTGTGCCATAGTGGACGCATTGGGGTCCGAAACAGGCACAACATCAATACGGTCATCAAAATCTTCAGCTTTAATACCCTCCCCTGCATCCGTCTCGTATGGATAGTCGGGATCTGTATAGTCGTGAATAATTGCGGCTAGGATCTTGTATTCCTGCTTCAAGCTGGCGTGAATGCGAGCCTGAATAGCGGACTGTACCTTCATAGCCCGTTCCATGATTGCAAGAGTGGTCCCAACGGGAGCCTCTTGATTCATGTCTGCTACCTTGAGGTCAGCCATTGACGCAAATCGTCGGCCTTCCTCCACAATGTTACCCAGTAACTGATATAGGACCGAAGAAGGTTCCTTATAAGGAAGGAAGGTGATGTTATCCCTAATAACCCCACCCGGCACATCAACGTCCCTGAATTCTCCCGGCATGATAGGCGTGTCATCACCTTTGATTCTGAGTCCACGAGTCTTCAGCCCTCCCGGCAAATTGGAAAGCGTTCCCGCGTCCACTAGCTGGCGCAACACACTAGTCGCGGACTTGGCTAGTCCGCCGATCATATGTATCAAGCCTAAGTTGTAGAACCCTATGCCCGGAACATATCCATAGTGAACAAAATGTTGCTTCTTAATTTTATGTTCATCACCCTCATCCCAGTTCCGGTAGATTGAAAGAACCGTAGAACTGGATTTGTCGATAGTGACTACATAAGGAAGGGCTACGCCGTCCGGGTCTTCAAAGCCCAGAAGGTCGAGGTCAACGTGCATCTCCAGAAGCTGATGACGGTCCTCGTGGTCATAAGAAGGTTTGACGCCACCAATATCATTAAACTTATCGGTGATCGGGTTGTCTTCTATATATGAGGTTGTGAGTTCTACATCCCTATAGAACCCGTTAACCTGAAGTTTCTTAACTTGGTTACTGCTACGGTTCATCACATGGGTGTATCGTTCCGCCTGTTCCAGATCCGCTTCGTTGTATGCAACAACAAAGTCTTCCGCAGGTACGAACATGGAGGTTGGCCGGCCCAGCGAAGGATCATAATAGATTTTACGGAATGCCGATCCCGCGAGCGGCAGACTAAACAACAGCTTTTCAGTTTCCGACCGATATTCGGTCATCACTTCGATAAGCTGGAAGTTCATGTAGTCCTGCACCCGCTTGGCCTGCTCTAGGCGTTCCTTTGTAGAAAGCCCCCAGATCTGGGTCTTAACCGGACCCTTGGCCGGCATGATCTCCTGAATCGTCTGACTCTGGAATCTGACTACTGCTTCGGAAAGCATGGGGTGGAATACTCCACAAGCTCCAGCCCACGGCGTAGTGCGGTCTTCAATCTCCAGCCCTAGCTGGTCTAACCCGTCTTTATAAGTCTGTTCCCAGTCCGATCTACTTCTTTTGTCTGCATCGAACTTGGATATAAGATCTAGTGCTACAGTACGTAGCTCATCATCATCAATAACTTCAGCGAGGTTACTATCAAATTCAGTTTCGGGGCTACCTATATCTGCCAGAGGATCGAAGTCGATTTCAACTCCGCCATCTTCTAGTTCAGTAACTAGAGATTCGCCCGGAGCTTCAATCTCCTCTTCGACGGCCATGAGTCCTTCTGGACCCATGTCGAAATCGTCTTGGTTGAATAAACCATTCAGTGGCTTATCTACCGCCATTAACTTCCCTCATTAGACTACTAATAGTAATCAGCTTTTCTCATGGGTAATAAATCATCCCACGGATCGTCGCTTTCCAAGTTGATGAACCCGCCTTGCCTGAATCTTAGCAAGGCTTGAGTCGAAGAGTCAACCAGATCATCGTGATCTCCTGTAGGGAAAGCGGCAAATTCTTCGATAACTTCTTCCGCCCATCTCTTTTTGGGTGCCCAGACATGACCACTGTGGAATAGATCCGACACTGCATTCACTCTGGCTATCTTATCCCTACCCCGTCCGGGTGTATACTCCGATACAGGGATTCCGATCCGTCTTAATTCAAAGATCAAAGGGCTACCCGCCGCCTTAGCCTCTACTATAAACGCATCAGGTTCGTATTCCTTATACATCTCATAGGCTCGTGCTTTCAAATCAGGGAACTCCAGCCGTTCCTGTAGTGCATCCAACAAGATAATGTTCGCTTCCCTGTCTTCATTATAGAACACGCCCCATGTAGTGCAGGCACTATAGTCGGCAGTTTCCTTGGCAAGGAATGCGGTATCCCATGATTGGATCACAAACTCACAGTTGGGTGGATCTTTCTTAGTCCATTCCTTCCACCACTCCCGCTTGATGATCGCGCCTTCTTCGGAGGTGGGATCTTGCTGGTACTGGGCGTTCCACTTGCCTACCGGAAGCTCTGCTTTCAGTGCTTCTAGCTGATCCAGCGGCCAGAACCCCGGCCATAGCGGCTTGCCACTGGGAAGAATCGCAGGTAGTTCGATGATCTCCCACTCATCAGAACCACCTCTTTGTATAGACGCCTTCAGTATGGAACCCGTTAAATCTTTTTTCGACCAGCGGGTCATTACCAGACAGATCGCGCCACCGGGCTGTAGCCTCTGGCGAGGACCGGAGGTGTACCATTCATAGGTCTTATCGTAAACAGATGGATCGTTCTGTGCGGCTTCCTGCTCAGAATGTGGATCATCCACTATAAGAATGTCCGCACCCTTACCTGTTACCGCACCACCAACCCCGATAGCAAAGTAGTCTCCCGCCTTGTTGGTGTTCCAACGTCCAGCCGCCTTGGAATCGGCACTCAGTGAAACGCCAGTGAAGATCTTCTCGTAATCCTTGGAGCCTACCAAGTTACGAACCTTACGACCGAATCCAACCGCAAGCTCCGCAGTGTGAGCAGTCTGAATCACCTTCCTGTCTGGAAACCTTCCCAAGTACCATGCAGGAAACAAATGTGATGCAAACTCAGACTTGGTATGACGCGGCGGCATATTAATGATCAGCCGCTTTAGCTCACCATCTGCAATCCTATTGAATGCATCCGCCATTACACGGTGATGATCACCTTCGATGAAGGCCGGCCACACCTCTTTGACAAACTCCAGAAAATCTCCTTGGGCACCCTCCCGCATTCTAGCGGCACTGAGTTCCTCTATAAGACCAAGGATCTCACGCTTCTCGTCAGCAGGTAGAGTGTCTAGGGTTTTTGGATTCATCTAGTTCACACACTCTTCATTGAAAGACTGGTTGCCCCACCAGCATTCACGACTAAATACAGCACATGAAGTAAGTATCAACAGCAAAGAGAAAAGTAATATAATTCTTACTCTAAGACTCATTCTTCGGGCAATCTCACTAGAAAAGCCGGAGTGCCTTCACCTACCCAAGCACCTATTTGATTATGCTCATAATACTCTTCCGCATCACTACGTGAACAGTCGCTAAGGCGCATGATCTTTTCCAAGACCTTCTCCCTATCGTAGACCGCCACGTTCTTACTCAGTCCGTATCGATGCAGAACCCCGACTATGCAATCATCATAGCCGTCCATCGTCAGGATGTTCTCCACCCCAATCTCCAGTAACTGGTCCGCTAAATTGGCTTTCATACTCCCCCCTTTCAATAACAATGTGAGCTAGGCTGAACCACTGATCACTACCCCTTGGGTAGCCAAGTTTCTCAAGATAGTCCTCTATAATATCGCCGGCACTCCTGCCAGTGAACTTGATCTTCCGTGGCGAACCCCAAGTCGTGTAGTAGTCCGGGTGGTCCGCTACAAGGTCTTCCGATGTATAGCCCGATGTAGGGTGTCGCTGTAGGACACACCTCTTCTTGGCTATCAAGTAGGATTTGACAGCTTCATCGATAACGGAATCAAGATCAGCTAGAGACACGAAATATAATATAATTTTCGTTCCAGCCTGTCAAACTATCCTGTTATAACGATGTCACGGTAAGTTGAAATTTTTATATATAATTTTTAGGGGGTAGGAGTCCCAGTTCAAAATCTGGTGATTTAGCGAGCAAAATACTGTTTTATGGCTGGGGGAAAATCGGCGCAAAAAAGGGGTTCCCCCCCCTACTAGGGGTTGCGCTCCCTGTATCACGATACTAATGTGTTGGTATGACACGGGGGCACAAGGTCAACGTGAAAACGCAGGACAACACAAGGCAACAACATGATCATCCACGGAATCATACAACTAACTCGCGGACTCACAATTACCCAAGCGTGGGACAAGATAGAAGAACGCTTAACTGAAGAAGGGATATCGCGTGACGAGTTCCCTGAGTGTTTCATCATCTCCGACACCTATGCGGTTGACATAATGGGAATGCCGGAACGCAACGTTATGTTGAGGGACGACATCTTCTTGGGAGTTGCTAGATCTGACAATAGCATGATGGCCCTATTCGATGAGATACAAGGCTACACCGGCTATGGTGACCTTCATGAAATGAAGGGATGGGGAGCCAAGGCAACTACTGGTCACTCCATAGTTTAACTATACAGGGGGCGGTCAATCGGACCGCCCCCACATTACCCCGAACAAATCGGGAGCAACACTATGAAGCGCATTAACGAAATCCTGCCCGAAGTACTGGACGACATTGACAAGCGCACTATTGACGAGGAAGGGGTGCGGATTCACTCAACAGATGATGACGATCCGCCACGGCTCAAGCCAATTACTATTGAGTTGGCTGAGGTCAATTTCATGGATTCACCCTTAGCTAGGGATCTAAAAGCGCACTTGGATGCGCTAAAGGATTTGATGGAT